TTATTTATAAGTTTTGTAATTGATCCTGATTCTACTAATCCCCACATATTATCTCCTATTAACTCTCAGCTAAATTTAATGTTCTACCTACTTCTTGCCAAACTGCTCCATTATATCTAAATACATGAATGTCAGTTTTACCATCTGTTGCTGTCTCCGTTGCTTCTGTTGAAGCGGCGAATTCAAAAACGGTGTTCCAACCAATACTATGAGAACCATTGTAATTAATTTCTATACAAATAAATGCTCCTTCAACTGCATTACTTGGTGCAGAGAAAGTTGTATTTTCTGTTGTAACATGAACTGCGTTTGGTTTAGCAGAGGCGTCCCACGCCACAGCGTTCGATGATGATGTTAATGCTCCTTGAGCTACATTAGCGGCAGCACTAAAAGTAGCTATACCGCCCGCTGACATGTCTAAGGTTAAAGATGTAACTGCTGATCCACCATCATCACCTTTAAATATAATATCTTTATCTTGTACACCTGCGGTTATTACCGCGTCGCTAGAACTATTTGTAAATGATAATATTGTTGTACCACCATCTTTAATATTAACATCAGCACCATCAGCGTCCAAATTAATATCAGCAGCGGCATCAACAGTTAAATTATTTGCTGAAATAGTTAAATCAGTGCCATCACCTTCAATTTTTTCACTTGCTCCACCAAATTGAATTCCAACGTTATTTGGAATTACAACATCTGCTACCGCAGTTAAATTAATATTATTTCCAGCAATAGTTAAATCTGTACCGTCACCTTCAATTTTTTCACCATCATCACCGAAAGTTAATCCAATGTTCGCAGGAACATTTATGTCACCATTTGATCCAACTGTAATAGATAAATCAGTTCCATCAGATTCTATTTTTTCTGCAGTTGCAAAAGTTAAACCTACTCCTGATGGTATATTAACATCTGCCACCGCAGTTAAATTAATATTATTACCAGCAATAGTTAAATCTGTTCCATCTCCTTCAATTTTTTCGCCATCATCACCAAAAGTTAAACCTATATCTGCAGGAATATTTATGTCACCACTCGAACCAACTGCAAAAGTTATGTCTGTACCATCACCTGAAATACTTTCTTCAGCGGCTCCTAACATAATCTTTTTGCCTGAAGCAACTTTAAATGCTGAAACGTCACCATCAAATCTTGCAACCTCTGTAGAAGAACCACCATCATTAACTTTAAATATTAAATCTTTATCTGATGTTGCAGTTTCTATTATAAAATCAGTAGAGCTGTTTGTAAACGTAGCGATAGTTGTACCAGCATCTTTAAAGAAAACATCTCCACCATCTGCATCAAGAACAATATCTGTTGTTGCATCAAGTGTAATTGTAGATCCTGAATCTATTTCTGCAATTACAGGAGTAGTTAAAGTTTTATTTGTTAAAGTATCTGTTGAAACTAATGATACTAAAGTTGAACTAGCACCAGCTGGTAAAGTTAAAGTATTTGTAACACTAGCCGAGTGAGGTTGTGCAATAACAATTTGGCCATGACTATTTTGCTCACAGTTAAATTGAATAGCACCTGAATTAGTATCACCTAAAACAGTTACATGTCCTGTGCCTTTTGCACTTATATTAAAATCAATATTAGAGTCACCACCAGTAGCTTTTATAGATGGTGGATTACCTGTTGCAGCATTTGTAATATCAAATTGGTTAACTGCTGAACCTGTTGTTTGAAATATAATTTGTTCATTACCATTTTCATCTGCTATAAAATGTGCATCATCTATTAAAATGTTTGCAGAGTTAGTATCTAAATCACCACCTAATTGAGGTGAAGTATCTTCTACTACATTTGCTATTGCACCTGATGTAGCAAGCCCTGCTACTAAAGTTGATCTTGTAATTTTTTTAAGTCCACCACCTGAAGTATCTACTGCTATAAAAACATCATCACTTGCAACTGTAGATATTTCAGACAAACTACCAGCGGCAATTGAATTAAAGTTTGTACCATCTGCAACTAATAAGTTACCCGCAGTATTTGTACCCATAGTAATGTCATCACCAGATACTGTAAGATCACCCGATACAATTACATTACCACTAAATGTAGCTTTACCAGCATCAGACATATCAAAAGTTAAAGGAGTGATAGTTGAACCACCATCATTACCTTTAATTGAAAAATCTGCATCAGAAACTTTTGTCTCTAATATAACATTGCTTGATGAATTATGAATACGAGCCATTTCAGTGCCATCATCTTCATAAATAATACCACTTGCAGCTGTACCTGCGTCTAATGTAATACCACCAGCAGATTCTAAATTAATAGAATCAACTGCTGTACCGTCTGATACAATGTCTAAATCACCATCTGCATTAGATCCAATTGTTAAACCTGTATCTCTAAAAGTTAATTTGTTTGCACCATTTAAAGTTAACCCTGTGCCATCTGTGTGTGTTAAAGTTGTATCTGAATCTGCACCAAAACTTAATACAGCAGAGTCACTTAATAATTTAACATCATCACCAAGAACAGCATCTTTTGCTACAGATAATCCACCATCAGTTTGTAATGATCCATCTGTTGTAGACGTTGCTTCAGTAGTATCATCTGTTTTTACAATACCACTAGCTGTTACTGTTGTAGCAGTTAAAGCTTGTGCAGCAATCGTGCTACCTGCTTGTGCAGTAAAAGTATTTGCGGTAAATTGAAAATCATCAGCTCCTGCAATTCTAATATCTATTTGGTCATCTGTATCTGCTGTAATACTTGTATCAGCATCAGCATCTAAAATTAATTCGTTACCATCTAAGTCGTGATCTCCAGTAGATGCAATACCTGTATCAACTAAATTTGGATTAGTTGCATGATCAGCTGTTGCATAAACAAGTTTAGTTCCTTTATCTGTTGCTGCAAAAGTAACTGAACTTCCTGATCCAGAAGCGTATTTGAATTGAACTGTATAAGCACCAGACGTACCATTAACTAAAACATAAAGTTGTTGAACATCTAAAGGAATTGTTACAATTTGGTTTCCAGTAATTGTTCCAGTAAATTTTATAATTCTATGTGCAAGAACAGCACCTGCTGATCCATCAGAAACTGATAATGTTGTTGTATCGGCTGAACCTGCTATGTCTTGTTCAATATAACCACCAGATATTTGTTCTACAATTTGTAAATTAGTATTGGTTGTTGTTCCCCATGTACCGGCATTCTCGCCGGTTGTCATTAGTTCTGTACCAAGACCTGTAAAACTTGATGCCATAATTTATCTCCTATGCGCTCCCTACAAACACCTCTACGTCACATGAATCGGTATCTGCAGTTGCTGTTATGTCTACTAAATCATTTAATGATACTGTTAATGCAGAACCTCCTGCATGCATTGTATCTACAACTCCACCACTATTGTCACCTGGATATATAAACGAGTGGCCAGCGTCTACTTTAATTGCAAACTCTGTACTGTCTTCATCTCTAAATGTTAATGTAATGTGGTTAGTTGAATCTAAATTTGTAATTCTAATATATCTAACATCGTCTTCGTCAAACTGACCTGCTAAATAACTTTTTGATAAATCTGTTGAAGAGGCTGTAGCAAAACCTAACAACCCTGTTTCTGTTGTTGATATTGTAACTATTCTTTTAACAATTTCATTAACACTTGAAATATCTAATGATCTTTCGCCATTATAACTATTGTTGTTTAGTGTGATTTCTTCTATTACTTTTACTGTTAATGTTGCCATATTTTATTCCTTACGGTGTCTGAGCAGGGACCGGTATACGAGGTTCTCCATCTGTATAATCGTCTCTTCTTCTTCTACCTAATTGTTCCCCACCAAACTTTTGTATTTCAGTTTGATATTTTTGTTCGTATAATTGTAGCATATCCATTGGACCTTTTAAATAGCTAAATGCTTCTACCAAGCATGCATATAAAAGTCCATTTCCAAAATTTAGACTTAAATAAGTTGTGGTATTTGTTGAGCTTAATCCTAAAGGTCTAGCGTTATAATGCATCTTATACATAAATGCTGAACTAGGAGTAGGTACAATTGTAACTCTCCCTGACGAAGCTGCGCCGCTTCCTGTGGCTCCCCCAGACATTGCATAATATTTTGGAGTTCCAGTAGTGGTTTCTGCCGCATCATATTCTCTTAAAAAACTAATATCTTTTTTTTCTAACCAACTATTAGCACCTGTTGCTGCAGTTGTTGATGTATAAACCTGTAGACCTCGTACAAATAAAGTGCCTGCTGGTGCATTAATATTATCTTTTGAAGCAACTAAATTTCCAATTATTTCTTTTCTATCTGCATCAATTGGTGCATCTCTTTGAATTCTAAGTTCTGAATTATCTATAAATTGATCGGTAATAGTGCTGGATAATACAGAAGTACCGACTTCAGTATAATTACCAATTGCTGTTGTAAGTGTTGAATAAGTAAATCCTGCCATATTATGCCGTTAGAGTTGCTGGACCTGCCGAGCAATTCTCTCCTCCTCCTGATACCCCTCCACTTGTAGCAGTGTTTGTATCTACAGTAAAGTGATAGAAATCATCTGTATTTGTAATATCCCCACTAGAATCTCTTTTGCCAACTGTAATCGAGTAGCCAGCAGATTTTGCAACATTAGATCCAGTAATACCATCAAAATTTTGTGGGTCCTTAAATGTTTTTGAAGTAGAAAGTGCACCTCTAAATCTTACTGTATCACCTGTAGATCTACCATGACTTTTTTCTGTTACATTTATTATACCAGAACTAGCTGCAATAGTTTCAAAAGGATTTGGTCCTAATATTGCAATAACTTCATTTTCAGTTCTATCTGGTCTTGCATTCATTAAACCTTGTTCTTCTCCATGTTTAGCTCTAATTTCTAGTTGTGGGTGTTTAGATTCAAATTCTGATCTATGAACTAAAGAACCATTCCATTCTCTCATCATTTGATCATATGGAAACTCCATTCCTGATCTGTCTGATATTGCTTTTGAATATTTTCCTCTTGCCATTATGATCCTGGGTAATAAACTTTTGGTGTTATGTGAACACTAGTAGAAGAGCCGTCTTCTGATAATGCTCTAGCTAATTCATCTTCATATAACATTTTCGTTTGTTGAACTAACTGTGGGTTAAATTTTTGTGCTAAATAAAAAGCTAAACCTGAAACCATACAAGGTACAAATCTAAATGGTACATCTGTTGCATCTGTATATGTTGAGTCTGCATCTTGTATTCTTTTTACATAATAAAAATGTAAATCTTTAGATGCGTTCGATGAGTCAGCTGTTGGATAAACTGTAATTGTAGTTTTATCTACAAATCTTTGTACAAAATATTTTGATGGTGTCCCTTTAGATAATTTATTTGATAATGCAGAATAAGTTGATCTATCAATTTTTGTTAAAGCAGAATCTGCTTGATCTGTTGCAGTTCTATCTGTTCTTAAAGTTGCTTCAAGAATATCTGCAACTCCATAAACATTTGATGTTGCATTTGTGCTAGAACTTGTTCCATCTCCACTTGCTCTGTAAAAAGTATATTCAGTTTGACCTTCAATTAAATCAATATTTGATTCAGCTACTTCCCAATAGTGCAGACCTCTATTGCCCCATTCTTGAAACATTATGTTTAAAGAACGTCTTGCCGTTTTTAATTGATATCCAGAAGTTACTTGTGAACCTATTCGCTCGTATGCCTCTGCTATTAAATCATCTACAGCAAAAGTTTTGTCAAAAGTAACTGTGCCGGAAGTTGTATTGGCCATCAGTTACCTCCCTAATACGATTTTCTTAACTCTAATACTATTGTGTAATGATCATGAGCTGTATGACCATGTGTCGTCAAATCAATATCACCGGTAATTCCACTACCAGCATTATTTTTAATTCCACCAAATGATCTATAATCCCAATGTCCTGAAACATTACCTGCTGCTGCACTTCCACCTAGAACTAAACCTACAACATTTGAAGTTGCATCAAATTCTAATGCTGCTCTTAATCCTCCAACATCGTACCAAACTTGATCTATTGTAACTCTAGAACAAGCAGCTGAATCAGCTGATCGTGCGTTTAAAGCTGATACATCAACTTTTTTTACTGAGCTTTCTCCAGTTCCATCTGAAATATTAGTAAGTTTAATTACTGCTCTTTTATCTGTGTCAATTATTGTTTGACTTGTTACTGCGTCCGCCATTTTTTTCTCCTGTTAGAGAACGGGGCTAAAGCCCCGCTCCAATTAAAGTTAATTATTACTGATCTGCAAATGCAGGTACGTCTACACCTTCTTGGTAACCCCAAATATAATAATTTGTGCTATCTTTAGCCAAAATATTAATTTCAAATAAACCAAAATCTGTAAAAGTTATTTTTGAGTTAGAGTTTCCATCAGAATAAACTGATACGTTGTCAGCATTTGAATCTAAGTGAACAACTCCACCAATGAAGAAATTACTATTTCCTGGTGTTATTATAATTAAATTTTCTGCTTCTTCCGCAGCACCACCATAAATAAATTTAAAGTGTGAGCCAGCAACTGGTGCAGGTAATGTAATTGTTCTATTACCCCCAAGTGCAGGAACTACAAGAGTTCTTCCACTATGTGTTGCGTTAGTAAGTGTTTTATCTTCATCTCCTAATGCAACGGGTCCGTCACCTAAAGTGATGATTTCAGTAATTGCTCCAGTAGTAGAGTTTTTACTGATTGTTTTAAAAGTATCTTCAGATCTTATTGGACCTGAAAAAGTTGTTTTAGCCATAATATTCCTCCTAGAATATTTTAAATGTAGTCCCTAGGGGCATGTCGACTATACACGTCTACATTTAATTTATTTTAATTTGTATAGTGTGATAAATATACAATAGTTTTTAATAGAGTGCAAGAGAGCCTGTAATGTGGATTGAATTTTTTCCAACGATGTAGCTTTTTATTAAGTAGCTACAGAAACTTGTGGGGCTGCATCATCAACCTTGTTGTCAAGGTGGGCTTTTTTAGCCTCAGCCATTTTAATATGATTAATTACTTCTCGAACTTTATGATCGATTCTAACCATATTGAGAGTATACTTACCCTCGTTAAGATGCTCCTGCTCCCATTCTAGTTCCAGACCCCTTTTCTGTTTGTAAAGGTCCTGTAGATGTGCTTGCACCATTTATAACCTCCTCATAGGTTATTCTATTTACTCTTGGATCCATCATTTCTCCAAGATGTTCCCACTTTATATCATTTTTTCCCAATCTGTCAATGATTGCATCTTCAATATCTAATGGACTATCTATGCAAGTTATAACAAAATCTGCATGATATTTATAAGCATTTATTTGTATTCTGAAGTTTTTAGGGTGCATTTTTTCTTTCTATTCTTCAATTGTGGCGGAACTATGTCCCGCCACAAAAATGTTATGATTACGCTCCCGGTGATCCGAAAATACCTCTCCAGTCAGAGAACCCAAATGAGTATCTCTCTCTAGCTTTGTATCTTACGTTACCAGTTGTAAAGTCACCTTCCATAGCTGTTTTCATCGGCGCTCTAACAAAGTGTTTTAGACCGTTAGGCACGTCTGTTTTAATGAAAAACGCATCTGTATCAGTTAAGTAATGATTCACAGTATAACCTTGTGGTATCATTCCTTTTGACACAACTGCATTGATATCATTATCAGCTGTTCCAGTTCTACCTGCAGACTTCATAAGTCTTTCAGCAGTAAATTGAAGCGCAGAAGGAATAATTAACTTAGTTCCTTGTGCTGCAATTTTAAGACCTCTCTCGTCAGTCATTGCTGCAATATCTATTAAAGCTTGCTCCAATGATGTTTCGTTAAGGTCTGCTGCAGTAGATAACTCATTCTGCTCCGTTCCAGCTGCAATTGGGTGGTCAGTAGCACAAAGCTCTTTACCATCGCCACCTGCAGAAGATGAACTGAACGCGTTGTTTAACACATTAGCAGCTTTCACTTGTTTAGTGTTAGCCATTGATCTTGCAAGAGCTTTTGTGTATCTAGAAGCAAGTCTATCGTAAAGATTATCTTCGATAGCTTCTTCAGTGATCGCAAATGCCAAAGCAAGTGTTTCATGTGTGTAACGAGATGTGTAAGTTTCTTGTGCATTATCAAATGAAACTGAAGTTCCTTCAGCTTTGATTGGTGCATTTGCGAAACCAGATAACATTACTTCTTCTTCAAAAGCTCTGTCACTGTTTTCAGTGTCAAAAATCTCAGCATGCTCGTTAGCATAGTTTTTGTATTCCAAGCCGAATAGTGCATTCAAACCTGGCTCTAGTTCTTTAACTAGCTGTCCTCTTGATATAGCCATATTTTATTCTCCTATTCTGCTATTATACGCCAGTTGCGGTCATATAGAAATGTTCGTTAATGATCACTTTAAAGTTACAATTAGCAGATGTTAAATCGCTATTGTCAGGATCATCAGAAATTCCGATAATTCGCAAGTTGGCTGTTGTTGTTGATTGAGTGTCCGTAATTTCAGTTTTAGAAACGAAATGCGGAGTTACACCTGCTCCAACAGCAACATCAGCGTTTGTGAAAACGTCTAATTGTTGAGTTGCGCCAGATGCATCCGATTGCACTTCATAAACTTGATGCGGATCGTCAGTAATAAACGCCTTGATATCAGTAGCTGCGTTTGAAGCAACTAGGTGATTAGCAAAGGTTGGTTTACTTGTTGAAGCGTCTGTGAAAAACACACCCTGACAAGAGCCTAAAAGAACTCCGTTATCAGTAGCTGCGCCTATTCCAACTGTTCCTGCTGCCAAAGCAACCATAAGGTCGTTTTGAGCAAAAGCTGAGGCACATGCTGCTACTTCGTATTCAGTAGCTGCGTTGTTATCAGGTGACCCTCCAATTTTGCCTAGGGGTCTTAGTCCGAAGGCTGCGTCTTGGTTTGCCATATTTATCTCCTTTGTTCATCAAAGATGAACGATTAATTTAATTCGTTGGCAAAAATTACTAAAAAATTATTAGTTCTTTTTTGTACCACCGAAGGTTACACGAGTCTGTCGATCATTATTAATCGGCATACCTGGATGCTGTTCCTTCATGAGATCGTTATCTACTGCTTCGTCTCTTGCTTTTGTGAGTTTATTAAAATATTCCTCACGCGATTTAACGAGCTCTGTCGATATCCTAGCCAGCAATAGGCCGCCAACTCCGATCACTCCCTTGTATTTTCCATCGTTAATAGTTGGATAATCTGTTTCTGGATATTCGTCAGCTCTTACTAATTCATATCCTGATCTTAATTTACCTGCCATGTTCTTTGTATCATCAAAGCCCATAGTCTCGGCTCTTATCCACCTATGATGGTAACCATCTGGTGCAGGGGGTGCATCTAAAGATGATGGTGGAGTCCAAACAGTTTTTTTAGCTGTCTTAGCTCTTGTTTGACTCGCACGGGAAGTTTTTATTTTATCGTTTGTCATATGCTTATGCCTCCTTCGTGATTTTTAATTGTTTCGCATACTCTTCTAATGGCACTCCTAATTTTTTAGCAATTGCTACTTGTGATGAAGTGAGTCTCACTGTGTTGCGACCGGGTTTTACACTCCGCGTAGCTGACGCTACAGTTTGAGTAGGTTTAGTCGTTTCCTTTGCTTCAGTTTTAGCAAATTTGTGTGGAAAGTCAAGTTTCATTCTACGATCTACTTCAGCATAGTATTCGTCTGAATTAGGATCAAAACCTTCTTCCTTAGTTAGTTTTTCATGTAAATCAAATGCAGTATATGTCATTGCACTATCTTGTCCAAACCAAGGGTTTTGTTCTGCCCACTCTTCCGCTTTTGGATCAGGTGTTGCTTGAGGTGCTACAGCTTGATCTAATGATGGAGTTGGCTGTTTAACTTGTTGCATTTCAACAGCTGCTCGTTGCTTCATTCCAGCAACGCGAGCTTCTTCAACACCTAGTTTAGCTATTTCTTTTTGAGCATCAACTTCAGTTTTAATATCTCCAGCTTCTCTAGCTGCTGCTAATTTAGCTTGTGCTGCTTGTAATCCTGCAGTAACTTTACTCTCCATTGCGTTTACATAACTAGGTTCTAAATTAGATACTCTTGTTTTTAATTTAGTAGATTCATCTTGAACACCTTTAGCGTATTCTAAAGCAGCTTCTCTTTGTCTTTCTGCTTCACGCCATTTTTTAGTTAGTTTAGCAATTCTTTTTTTAACGCCTTCACTATATTGTTCTAGTTCTTCTTTTGGTTTTTCTTCTACTTTTTCTTCTTGTTTCTCTTTACTTGTTTCTTGTTTATTATCTTGAACATCAGGCTTGACATCAAGTTTCTCAGGTGCGTCATCGGACTTAGTATTGTCTTCAACATTTTCAACCTCTACTTTCTCTTCTTCTACTTGTTTTACTTTTTCTTCTTCTAATTCCACTTCTGCACCGGGACCCGATGTATCAATGTCAACTAGATCTTGTTTGTCATCTTCTGGCATAGTTATCTCCTTCTATGTTATATATTATGCAGCACGGATTCTGGACTATTTATTGTACCCAAAACCTCGTCGTCGTTTAATAAACGGACTTCTCCGCCTTCTATTGGTAATCTAGACCCTGCATAACGAGCAAAGATTACCCAGTCTCCTTTTTTGCACCAAGCACCTGTAGGAAATTTTTCCTTATCGTAATATGCTAATGGTCCAACTTTTAAAACGTAGCCACAGTTTGTAGCAATACGTAATTTTTCTAATGATTCTTGTGCAATAATTATTCCACCTTTAGTTTTTTCTTTTGGTGTAAAAGGTAAAACTAAAAGTCTCCAACCTGATGGTTCAGGTAATTGTTCTTTTTGTTTTTGTATATTTTCTGGATTTAAAGGTTCTGGTTCACCTTTAGCTTCTTCTTTGTATTTTTCTTGAAGGGCGTTCCTATGTTTTGGAATTTCCTTTTCCG